TGTTGGATTCTATGGAATGGTTAATGCTGTTAAGAAATCCATTTCTACTATTACAGAACTTGATACTGCTTTGGTTGACTTAAAGAAAACTACAGTGATGAATGAGAATCAGCTTGAGAATTTTTATTATGATTCTAATAACGTAGCAAAACAGATGGGTGTTACTACAAAAGAAATTATTGACCAGGCAAGTGCATGGAGCCGTTTGGGATATTCCACTGCTGAAGCCGCTACAACAATGGCAAAGCTCAGTTCTCAGTTTGCTTCTATCTCACCTGGTATGAGTGTTGATGAAAGTCAGAGTGGCTTGGTCAGCATTATGAAAGCGTGGTCAATAGATCCAGACCAAGTAAAATCTGAAATTATGGATCCTATAAATAAGCTTGGAAACACAATGGCTTTATCTAACCAAGATATTGTTGAAGGTATGGAACGTTCTGCCGCCGCCCTTGCCGCTGTAGGAACATCAGTACAAGATGGTTTGGCTATGTTTTCAGGTATACAAGAGGTATTGCAAAATGCAGAAAAAAGTGGTACAGCCCTTCGTAGCGTTGCACTTCGTGTTCGTTCATTTGACGAATCGACAGAAGAATACTCGGAAGATTTAGCCAATATAACAGGAGAATTAATTGATCTTACTAAAACAGCAGAACACGCACAAGGCATATCTATTTTTAAAGAAGGTTCTACTACAGAATTTAAAGATTTAACTGATTACTTTGGTGAAATTGCTGACATCTGGGATGAAATGTCACAGAAACAACAAAATGATTTCCTTCTTAAAGCTTTTGGTCGTACACAGGCTCAGGCTGGTGCTGCTCTTATTCAGAACTATAAAGGTGTTACTAAGGCTCTTGATGAAATGGAACAAAGTGCAGGATCAAGCGACAAGGAAATGGAAACTATTGAGCAATCTTTAGAATACCG